TGGGCAGATTGCCCTGAAGACATACAAAAAGTCCACATACCTGACCCAACTGGTAAGGGGCTTGGCTACCGCGCTTTGCTCATGCACGGCGACGAAGTTGGGCGCGCTGGATTTGCCAGCCCTAGTGCATGGCAAGCCGCAGGTAACCGATGGAAAGCAGGTGCTTATAAATGGGAAGGTTGGAGCGACATTTACTTGGGTCACTACCACCGCACCGCCAGCGAGCCTTTAAGCGCCCAAGACGGCATGATCTACTGGACTGGCTCAACCGAATCCGATAACCGCTACGCGCGCGATTCTATGGCTGTATCGGGCATCCCAAGCCAGCGCCTACATTTCATTGACCCGATCAAGGGGCGGGTTACTGCCCAGTATCAGGTGTGGCTGGATTAGAACAGATGTTCGGATTTAGGCGTAAAAAAATAATTGCGAAATCTTGCAAATAGGCTTGAAACCGTAAGGTTTGCGGGCTTATACTTCTGGTATGAACCAAACGGGGTTCATACGAGCAGGAGGCAAAAATGAGAACAAATGATGTTCGCAGAATAATTAAAGAATACAAACTTAACATTGTTGTAGAAGGTCGCACTAATGGAAGCGTAAAAGCAATTTCATTTGATGTTGATGATTTAAGTTTTCTTAATTACTATCTAAAAGAAAAAGGATTAGGATTTCAAGCACAAATGGTTGGCACAAAATACGAAAATTACCTTTTGGTAAGGGTAAGTGCATAAAATGATTAAATACGCTACTTGCAAAAAATGCGGTTGGGATAAATGCATTTGGGTTTTTAGTGCTAAAGGCAAATGGTATTTAAGCGAACCTGATTCAGTTTCAACTTCTTTCGGTGGAAATAAAACTATTCCTTTTGCGCATAAATGCCGCACGGCAGAATTTGTAGATTACAAGAATTTCGGAACAGCAAAATAAACTTTTAATACCGCTTAAATACTGCTGTAAGAAATACCGCTAGGCGCTTAATCATCCTCGTAATCGCCATTATGCACTATGTTAAAAAGGTCAATGTTGTTATTCTTCAGCGCGGTTACGCTTAATACAAACGCTTGGCTTGCTCGATTCACCAAGTCAGTCAGCGCATCAGGATAGGTTTCGCTGGTTTGCAGTTCTACTTCTAATTCGTAAGCGCGGATTTTGATACTCAACATAAGAAAATTATCTCACACTCCGCTTCAAATGCTTGATTTTGTCGGTGGATTGCTTTATGTTTATCTTACGGTTCAAGGCGAACCAGCAAATTACTAAGGAGGCAATAGCATGAATGAAATTGCACGATGGACAAATAAAGCAAAAGAAAGCATTGTTTTATTTGATGATTTAACTTACGAAGTATTGCTTGAATCAGGTATCAGAAAAGCCAATCTTGCACATTGGTACAAAACACCAAGACGCGCAATTAACCACATTCAAAATGACATTGACGCTGGTTACTATCCACGATCATTAGTGCAAGTGGAGGCATAAGATGGCTAAGTTCAACTTAGACGAGTATGAAACAGTTGATTCGCGGTTAAAGAAATTCAGAGCAGATTATCCTGCCAGCCGCGTTTTAACATTTCTTGTAAGCAATCCAGACGACCCAACTAGATTCGTGTTCCGTGCAGAAATCTACACAGACTTAGAAGATAGTCGCCCGATTGCAACTGGGTGGGAAGAAGAAATCACTAACAACGGCTCACCTGTTAATCGCACTTCGGCTATGGCTAATGCAGAAACTTCCGCAATCGGAAGAGCATTGGCAAACTTTGTTTATTCAGGCAACAAGCGCCCATCGCGTGAAGAAATGGAAAAGGTTGAGCGCGCCAGCATGACTAAAGAAGTGAAAGTTACCGATGAGCAAATTCAGTTAGCGCAAGAAGCGCTGGCACAGATAGGCGAGATTGCAGACATTGACGAACTTCGCAATTTCTACATTGGCGCACAAGAGGCAGGGTTGCTTTACATCACCGTAAACAACAGCACAGTTAATTCAGCGATCACCGCGCGCAAGCGTGAATTGGAGGCAAGCAAGTGAACAATGCACCGTACTGGAATGAAATTTGGGATGACCAGAGTTGGCAAATGTTTGAACCGCGCGCTCAGCGCTCTCGCACTTACTACAAAGTCCGTTCAGTCCTTCGCTTTGCGTTATGGATACCGCTAGTTCTTATTGCCATTGAAGTCGGATTGGCGGTGTTGTAATGAATCACCCAGAAGGTCGCTTATTAGCGATACAACAGCAGATTCATTTTGCCAATCTTTTAGGTGAAACTATGGAGATGTCAGCCGAGTTAGTTCTTAAGCATTTATCGTTTGTCGGTATGCGCTTGGTAACTGATGAAAATGAAATTGCGCTAGATGCCGCAGCGGTGTTGCCTAAACTTAATAACACCAAGCCGAATTTGAGGCAAGTATGAGCCTAACTCCAATGCAGGTAGAAAAACGATTGCTGGATTTGTCTAAAGAAATTGACGAAGCCCACCAAGAGTTAATCAATTGCGAGCAGGTGTATCACACCGCAAAGGCTGGTTTAGAGATCGCTATGGCGCGCAGTCGCATGAATGCCAGCCATCCTGATTTCAAATTGACCAGCGTTCAACGCGAGGATCAGGCGCTTTTGGATAATGCCGAAGCGCACATGAATCTTGCAATTGCAGAGGCGCAGGTAAAAGCCGCTAGAGGAAACAACAACCGCATTAGAACTCAGGTGGACATAGCCCGTTCTATTTCGGTATCGGTACGAGCAAGCATGGAGTTGTAATGGACATTTCGTGCGAAGTTGTTTGGGAAAATAATGAACCTAAAGTGCGATCCATTCATCTTGAAAATGTTGATTTGAATACTTTAGGTAAAGATTTGCGAGTAATAAGTTCTAAATTATTAAAGGCTGAAATCTTTAGAGCCAAATTGGCGCATTTTAAGAAACAAAATCTAATTGATCCTAGAACGCACCAAGAACAATTTGCGGGCAAATGGTATCTAAAAGAGTCAATTGATGCTGTATTGAATTATCCAGAATTGTCGCCGCAAGATGCCATAATTCAAAAATGTGGTGTTACTGTTCAAACTGCTAGAAATTATCTTAGTTCCATGAAAAACACAATGGAATACTATGAAAGAATGAAAGCCTAATGGACATACAGGGATTATTGAAAGTAGCCCTTACCGATAACGACAAATCGCGTGATCGGTCAATTCAAGTGGAGATCGGTGCATCAAGTGTTGGTGGCTGTAGAAGGCAAGCGTGGAGCATTATTCACCAAAAGCCTAAAACCAACCTTGACACCGAATCTCTTGCAGCCATTATCGGTACTGCGGTGCATGAGGTAATTGCTAAGTCACTCACACAACAGAATGAGTTTGGCGATTTTCTTATTGAGCAGGGTTTTGCAACGCCTGACATAAAAGGGCATTGTGATCTCTACATTAAGTCCACCAAAACTATTGTGGATTGGAAAACGACTAGCCTAAAAAACTTAACTCGATTTCCATCAGCGCAACAGAAAATGCAAGTGAACATCTACGGGTATCTCTTGGAAGAAAACGGTTACCCAGTTGAAACTGTGTCGCTGGTTGCAATTCCTAGAGATGGGCGAATGAGCGAGGTCAAAGTATGGCAAGCACCTTATGATCGTTCAATTGCCCTGGCAGGTATTGAGTGGGTACGCGATTTACAAAACACCGTATTTCCACCTGAGCCTGAACGACCACGACAATTTTGCAGAGATTTCTGTGAATTCTACGATGCAAGCGGGAAGGTAGGATGCCAAGGAAAGTAAGTCGCAAAAGTGTTGATTGGCAAAAGGCTAATTGCTTGGGAATGCCTACGGAATGGTTCTTTATGCAAAAGGCTGAATTGATGGCGCAAGAAGGAATCTTTTATGTCCAGTTGCGTGAAATTTGTTTTCGCTGCCCTATCTGGAAGGAATGTTTGCAAGTAGGGGCTGCATACGAACGCTATGGTTGGTGGGGTGGATTAAGCGAAGAAGAGCGCAATCACCTTTACCGCAATCTTGATAGCCGTACTATTGAATCCTTAAAGCGCGACCTGCGCTATTTGCACATGAAATTTGATGAAATTAAATCTTTAGTGCAAGGTGTGGATCGTGATTTGACAGAAGGGAAAGAGAAATGGCAAAGATAGATACTTTTGTAGCATCTGATAATTACTTTTCCCAAATTCCTCATTGGGTTCTGTATTCAGAAATCTCGCCGCAAGCCATCCGCCTCTATGCGATTTTGTATCACTACGCCAACCGCGAATCTCATGTGGGCTGGCCAAGCCGTGAGAGCCTAGCCAAAGATTTACAGGTCAAAAGCGCTCGCACGGTTGATTCCTGCATAGATGAATTGGAAGTTTTAGGGGCTGTAAAGGTAGATAAACGCTTCAACGACAAGGGCTGGCAGACTTCAAATTACTACACAGTAATTACCGCATTTCCTGTCCATAGGGGCGCAGCAGATTGCGCACCCGCCCTGCAAAGTATTGCGCACCCGCCTAGCAAAGAATTGCGCACGAAAGAGAACCATTTAACTATAACCATTGAACAAGAACCAAAAGATAACTCCTTTGAAAAATTCTGGATTTGCTACCCTAGAAAAGCGGGCAAAGGCGCAGCGAGAATTGCATTCTTAAAAGCGCTAAAGAAAGCGACTTATGAAGAAATCTTTGCTGGCGCTCAAAGGCTGGCGAGTGATCCAAACTTGGATTTGCAATTCTGCCCACACGCTTCAACTTGGCTTAATCAAGAGCGCTGGACAGATGAACCATTACCAGGTGCGCAGAGTAAGATAACCGCTAAGGCTAATCGCGCTTTAGCATTTGCTCAGGAATTAGAAAAGGAGAATCGTGCAGCCATCGGAAATTTCTAAGTTAATCGGCTACATAGAGATTATTGATCCGCGTGTGGCATTTGATGAGTTGAAGGTGCTGGCATGGTCAAAGATTCTTAATCCCCATTTGAATTTTGATCTGGCTATGGAATTTGCCAATAAGCATTACGGGCAGACCACCGAAGTTTTGATGCCAAGCCATCTCAACGAATACTTCAAGAACTACCGCAATAACGATGCTCAGCGCGGAATTTTGCAGCAATTTAACGAAGTAGGCGAGGAGAGAAAGCCCGCAGAAGTCGAACGCGTGGCATTTTGGATTGAAACCATAAAAAAGAAATTACAACCAGCCAACACAGATGCCTCTAATAAGCCCTCAGAGGCGGTTTTAACGAACGATGAACCGCAGAGTGAGGTATGAGTATGGGTCGGAATTGGTCGGCGTGTCTAAAGGGCAACTGTAGGGTTTGTAAGTAAGTAAGATAAAATAGGAGGCAAGGGGGAACTATGAAAACTCTAAAACTGATTGATGTGGACAAAGTTGAGGCTGGCGATGTGCTGCTTTTTAACCATGTGCGCTTGATCGTAGATTATGTTGAAAAGAACGGTTTTTCTTACGATCTGCAAATGCACGATTGGAAAAGCACTAAGGTACGCAAGTGCCTAGTGCAAGGAGATCAGGTCAGCCTAGAAATTTGATTGAATTCGCGCTGGAAGGCGTGAAGCCCATACCGCAGGGGTCAATGCGGCACATTGGCAACGGCAGAATGATTCACAGCCGAGCCACCGAATTAGCCACCTATCGGGCAGGGCTGGCGTTGGTCGCTAAGCCCCTATTCCCAGTACCTTTGAGTAACCCCATCATCCTGACCCTAAACTTCGGTCTAATCGCCCCCAAAACCGTTAAAAGGGCTATGCCTACCGTGCCACCAGACTTGGACAAACTGGTTCGGGCGGTGCTGGATGGGCTTACAGGCGTGGTTTACGCTGACGATTCTCAGGTTGTGGGCATCAGGGCAGCCAAGTATTACCACCCGCGTTATGAAACACGCGTGGGGGTCGAAATTGCGGGGTTTGAGGCGCTATAAAAATAATCCAAGAATCTTGCTCTAGGTGGTTGAAACCGTAAGGTTTGCGGGTCTAAGATAGGGGCATAAGCCAGACGGGGCTTATACGACTAGGAGGCAAAAATGAAAAAAGCAACAGGTAGCAAAAGCGGTTTAGAAGCATTTAATGTGTTGCAACAATGGCGCACAGATGGCGCACCTGATCTAATTACAGAATACGAAGCATGGTATTTAACAGGTGGCATTGTCGGTAACTCAGTATCAGCCAAGCCAATTCGTTTAATTGATGCAGCGGTCAAATACACAGTACGCGGTGGTTCACTTAAAGATTATGTAGCATTAAATAAGGAGGCAAAATAATGACTACAACAAAAGTTGATTTAGAAAAATTTATGCTTGAACTTTATCAAGCATCAGGTATGACTTTTAATACTTTCCATACCGTATTTCGTTATGTGAATGATCGTAATTTCGGTCGCACTCTGTATCAACAAATTAAAAATGGCGAAATTTCTGTAGAGCAAGTTGCGTGGCAAATGAAAGCGGTGATGTAAATGGAACGCTACGAAGCAATTTGCGCAGATTGCGGTACTTATGTAATTAACCGCCAAACCAACCACAAACTTTATGGTGAATGTGAAAAAGAGCAATTAAAAAATAAGGAGGCAAAATAATGATGATTGCTTTATTAGTAATTGGCATTCCTTTAATCGTGTCACTCTTTTTATACACAGTAGCCAAGGTAGAGGAGCGCATCAGCGATGAAAGTTATTTGTAAAGAAAACCATTGGCAGATCAAAGATAACCAGTTGTTGTTAGACACTCCTAACGGGCAAGAGGCGGTGAAGTCAATGGTGCAGGTCTTAGAAAAGCAAATCCGTCAGCGAATCTATGACGAAATCTGCGCCATTGACTTTACTGCTGACCGCAAGCGCATCGTCAAAAACGGAATAGATAATGCGCTACTTACCGTGCAAGATTTATGCGCAAAGGTGGTGTTGGGTGATAAATAGAAATGTAGCCATCTATGGCAAGCAGCGCACTTCAATTGCTACCGCAGATGCAGTATTACCTAAAACTGGAACTTGGCGCAGAAAGATTTATGACTATGTGCAAGCGCGCGGTTTTGATGGCGCTACCGATCAAGAGATTGAGTCAGCACTACGACTATCAGGCAATACTGAGCGACCAACCCGAATCACTTTAGTCCGAGATGGTTACTTGATAGATACTGGGCGCACCCGCAGGAATGAATTAGGGCATGAGTGCATTGTCTGGGCTTGTGCCGATCAAGACGGGCTGCTCTTCTGATGCCGCGTTATGACTATAAATGTTTCAAGTGCGGGGCATACGAGATTATTGCGCACGATTTTTACGCTGACGATCAACACAATTGTTCAATGGACAATTGCAACGGCATTATGCAAAAACTTATTAGTCCAACGCCAGTTCATTTCAAGGGTACTGGCTTTTACAAAACAGGAGGCTGACATGGAAAAAACTATTGAAATACAAATGAAAGAACTTTTGGAACGAATTGAAAACGAGGTAGGACACATGAAGCGCGGCGATAATGATTGCTGCCATGATTACGAGCGCAGAATGTTGGATGTTTTAGATTACGAAAAGAGTAAATTCAAATAATGATTATTGGACTAAGCGGCTATGCGCAATCAGGCAAAGATACAGTTGCCGAAATACTGGTTGAGGAATACGGCTATACGCGTGTGGCATTTGCCGACATTATTAAGCAAGCCGTTTACTTGCTTGACCCAATTGTAAATGTGTCGGGTATGCGCTTGCGTTACTTTGTAGATCAGAACGGGTGGAATGAGGCTAAGCATTTACCTGAAGTGCGCCGATTGCTGCAAGTTATGGGAAGCGAAGTAGGCAGAGATTTAATTGATCCGCAGATTTGGGTGGAACTAACTATGTATAGCGTAAGCCCAATGGACAACATAGTTATTAGCGATGTGCGTTTTAAGAATGAGGCTGCCGAAATTAAGTTTAAGGCAGGTCAGATTTGGCGCATTACTCGCATAGATCGCAATAAGCCAATCAACTTACACCGATCAGAAACAGAGTTAGACACTTGGAACTTTGACCAGTATGTAGCCAATAACGGCACAATTGATGAGTTACGAACAGAAATAAGGGGGCTAATGTGGAGGCAATAGGCAGATGTAAGGGTTGTGGCGTATGGATTATTGCAGCGTATGGGTTTTGCCGTACTTGCGATAAAATAAATGTACCTAATGAAAGGAGAAGCAGCGATGCAGAAGCCAATCAAGGGAGGGTCACTATGAGCGCAGCGATTGAACGGAGTCAGGCAAAGAACTGAAGTTCTTTCAACGATGCTTTTTAGTTGCGGTATCAGCCGTAAGCATTGTTGTAGTCACACCAGCAATTGCGCAAAGTCCAAGGTTGTTTGACATGAGAACGCCTATTGCGGTCAAAGCCCACGCGAAATCTCAACTGCCTTACTGGGGCTGGAACAAGAACGAGTGGAAATGCTTAAACGAACTTTGGACTAATGAATCAAACTGGCGACCAAATGCCTTAAATAAAACACCCGTCAAGGTGTTGAAGAATGGCAAATGGGTCAAGGTTTACGCAGGAGGTGTGCCACAGATTCTAGGTTTATCACCTAAAACTTCTACGCAGGAGCAGGTGCGCCAAGGATTTATTTACATCCAATCTCGCTATGGTTCGCCATGCAAAGCGTTGAAGTTTTGGAATAGGAATTATTATTATTAACATAATTTGCCCTAAATGCGGTACAGATAGTAAGTTTAGTGATAACCCAGAGCAAGCCATCGCGCGGGAATCAGCGGTGGTAAGCGAAAGGACAGCATCATAGAGTTACCGTGAGCCGTTTCTCACGGTATGGCGATAGGAAGGGAAGCCTCATCGCACCGCAAGACCCGCTAGAGATTTGCCTCCCTAGCGGGTTTTTGCATTTCTTACGGATACCCTTGCGAAATGACAACGATTATTGGAATTAAATTGCCAGATCGCGCTGTCATTTATTCTGATAACCAAGTAACTAGCGGGCATCTGCGCTACAACGATAAGCGCATGGTCAAGATTACAAAGCGTGGCGACTTTCTGATTGCTGGCGCTGGTGAAGTATTGGCTTGCGACATAGCCCAACATCTCTTTGAACCGCCAAGCCCAACGCCGAAAGATTATCGCAACCTCTATCACTTTATGATTGCTAAGGTAATGCCAGCCTTGCGCGCTTGCTTAAAAGACAACGCGTGGAACTTTGATGCTGAAGTTGATGACGATTACCGCTTTAGATTTCTTTTTGCCATTAACGGGGAAATCTTTGAAATAGATGATGATTTGTCGGTATGCGTAAGAGATGACGGGTTTTACGGAATTGGCTCAGGCAGCGAGTTTGCTTTAGGCGCACTTCACGCAGGGGCTACACCACGCAAGGCGCTAGAGATTGCAGCCAACCTCGATGTTTACACTTCCAAGCCATTTATGAAGCGCGAGAGCCGCGTTGGATGAAAAAGGAAATTGCTGAAATAGTTTTAGAACGAGCAGGGTCATACTGTGAAGCCTGTGGCGGGGTAGGGGATAACTTTGCTTTGCATCATAGGAAATTGCGCTCGCAGGGCGGTCAGGATGAACCCTGTAACCTGATTGCCGTACACCACGCTTGCCATAACCTAGCCACCAACTCCATCCACCTCAATCCCGCCAAATCGGTTAAAAAGGGTTGGATTGTGCCTAGTTGGGGCGAGCCAAACGAGTTTCCTTTGCACCTTCCAGACGGATCGGTTGTAAGGTTAGACAACGAAGGCAACTATTTAGAGATAGAGGGCGAAAATGGCAACGATAGAGATTACGGGTAATGCTGGCTCAGATGCAGAACTTAAATTCATTAAAGGCGCTAAAGGCGAATTTGCAGTAGCCAATTTTAATTTGGCTGAAACTCCACGCGAGTATAAAAATGGCGAATGGGTTAGCGGCGAAACCGTGTGGTGGAAAGTATCTGCAACGGGTGAATTGGCAGAAGCCTGTGCCGACATTGTAATTAAGGGTAAGAAGTTTTTTGTTAAAGGCGATCTGAAAGCATTTGAATACAAAACCCGCGATGGCGAAACTAAGTCGGGATGGGAAGTTCGGGCTAAATTGGTTGGCGAAGTAGCAACACTTAAACGCAAGAGCGCACCAGCGACTAGCAACAATGAGGAGTCAGCGTGGCCGTTCTAAATGATTTGATGAATACGCAGGAAGTCTGCGAGTATCTTGGCGTTTCCATTAACAACCTTAATCAGATTCAATTCCGAGGTCACATTAAATGGGTAAGCAAAGAGGGCAAGCGTGTGTTCTATAACCGTGCTGATGTAGAAGCGTATAAAGTGAAAAGAGATGCGCGCGGTAAGAAATGAAATGTGCGCTATGCCGAAGAATCACCGAGCATTCTTTATGCCAGAACTGTTGGAATTACGCAGTAGAGAAATTACAAATCTTTCCTGAAAAATACAACGAACTTGCTAAAGAGTTGTTGCCAAGCAAAGGCAACGGTGAACGCGTAGGTGGCTCGCGCACTCCACCTATACCTGTAAGACTTGAAACCTTACATTTGCGTACAGGTGGAATCAGCAAACCGTTAATGGAGCATGAGCGAGTAATCCGCATTGAGCAGCGCCATACCCGCATTACATTTCGCGGGCAGGAGATCAATCGCATTACAGTTACTTGCCAATACCTTACGGCTCAGGCTGAATGGATTTTTGAGAACTATGTTGATGCCAACAAATTAGCCGAAGAAATCAACGCTATTCATAAGCGCATTAACGCAGTTCTTGGCTATCGCTCAGAAATGATGACAATTGGAACTTGCCCTGCCATAGATCAAAACGGTGGCACTTGTGGCGCACCGCTTCGGATCAATCCAGCAGCCCTTACCAGTTTTGGCGACATTCAATGCAAAGCCTGTGACACAGTATGGAAGTCCGAACAATGGCGATTACTAGGCAGGATGATTCAATCTCAATGAATGGATTGATGTGCTAACCCTTGAAGAAGCCGCCAAACTATTCAAAGTATCAAAGCCCACTATTTACAGATGGATAGCCCAAGATCAAATCTCTTACCGCATTATCAATGGCGTTAAACATTTTGACATAGATCAATTGCAAAACGCTTATGAGATAAGGCATTTTAATAAGTAATGCGTGATAACATACGCAGTATCTTGGAATAGGTGTATAAGGAGGCAGTTAGGGCAGGTAAAATGCAGGTAGTCGCAGACGATCTTACGATCGCTGACATTGACGAAGCGCTAGGACACCTACGCCTAAAACTGCAAGACCGCTATCAAAACCGCCTGACCTATCAGCAAAGAGAATTTTACCTAGCAAGCGTCAATGACTTACTTGATGCGCGACTATCAATTACAGAAGGCAACCATGCAAGCAACTGATCTAGAAAAACTGATTGCTAAGCAATTATGGCATTATTTTGAGTTTGAATTACCCGATACCCCACAAAGAGTCGCCAAAGCCCTGTTTGTGATTCTTGAAAAGGGCGGCTACACCATCGCCCAAAACGAACTTTTGAATAGTAAGTAATCAATCAGATGAGTCAAAATAGCAAAGTTCCAGACCCAGAATTAGTTGATAAAGAAACTAAAGTCTTAGAGTTACGCCGTGCAGGATTGACTTGGCAAAGTATTGCTGAGCAGACAGGCTACGCCGATGCAACTGGCGCATACGCCGCATACAAACGCGTTATTAAGCGCACCCAACAACAACCAGCCGATGAACTTCGTGAACAAGAACTAGACCGCATAGATAGATTGCAACTAGCCGCTTGGCCTAACGCTATGGATGGCGATACCAAGTCCATTATGACGATCGTTAAACTTATGGAAAGGCGCGCTAGACTTCTAGGGTTAGATACTCCTATTAAGATTGAGCAAGACATTACAACTTGGAATGGCGATGATTCTATTGACCGAGCAGTTAAAGACCTTGCCGCGTTATTCAGAGCCAACTCTTCAGATGGCGCAAGCGAGAGTGAACTGGCAGGAAGTCCAAGCCAGACCCTCGCAATTACCGCCAATGGAGAACTGGCTGACATGGCTGATTCTCTCGGGGCGCGGATGGGGCAAGACGAGAACGGGCGCGGAGTGGATAGTCTGGGAAGCAATACGCCAACCAAAAACCCGTTGGGCGGTAATAGCCAAGACCCACGCTGACATTCGTGATACCTGCTTTGAAGGTGAAAGCGGGATTATTTCGGTATTAAAGCGCTATGGCATTTACTCAGATAAGTCTTACAACCGATCTAATTATTCTTACCTGTTGCCTAACGGCTCACGCATTAAGGGATTTAGCGCAGAAGAGCCTGACCGACTTCGCGGCCCACAGCATCATGGCGGTTGGTGTGATGAGTTAGCCGCTTGGGATAAGCCAGATGCCTACGACCAATACAAGTTTGGATTGCGCTTAGGTAATGATCCTAGAACTGTTATCACGACAACGCCTCGACCAACCAAACTCATTAAAGAGTTAGTTGCCGATAAAAATACATTTGTTACACGCGGTTCAACTTTTGACAATGCGCAGAATCTTGCCGAAGCAGCACTTTTAGAATTCCAACGCAAATACGCCAACACGCGTTTGGGTCAGCAGGAGTTGTACGGAGAAATCCTAGACGACAATCCTGGCGCGCTATGGACTAGAGCCATGATCGAGGGCGCTCGCGTTACCAATGAGAACCTGCCTACCTTTGTTCGCGTTGTAGTAGGCGTTGATCCCGCCGTTACTAGCAGCGAAGAGTCAGACTTAACGGGAATCGTCACAGCCGCTATGAGCGCTGACGGGCATTACTACATTCTTGCCGATGACACACTTAAAGCCAGCCCGCAAGACTGGGCGCTTAAAGCCATCGCAGCCTTTGAAGCACATAAAGCAGACCGCATCATCGCAGAAACGAATAATGGCGGAGATTTGGTGCTTCATTTATTCCAACAAGTCAAAGCCAGCATTCCAGTCAAGAAGGTCACAGCCACACGCGGTAAGCAATTGCGAGCCGAGCCAATCGCAGCCCTGTATGAACAAGGTCGCGTTCACCACATCGGTTACTTCTCTGAGTTAGAGAATCAAATGTGTGAGTGGGAGGCAGGGGCAAACATGAAAAGCCCCGACCGTTTAGATGCTCTCGTATGGGCGCTGACGGAATTGAGTGAAGGTTCAAATGCCCTGAACTACCTAGCCGCCTTATCTGTGTTCTGCCCGAAATGCAAAATGCCAGCCCCCAAAGGAACTGGCATCTGCCCGAAGTGCGGAACGGCGATGGCTTAGATCGCTCT